CAGTAGCCCTGGCTGCTTTCACGTCCTCTACGGGGCAACTGAAGCATGAGCGTGGTGGTATCGAAACTGACATATCTGGTATAGCCAAAGGTGGCCTGTTGGCAGGTTCCGGCACAGGTTCGATGGCAATCACAACCGTAGGCAGCGAAGACCAAGTGCTAACAGTCGATGGCAGTGGCGGGATCGGGTGGGAAACCCCAGCCTCAGGTGGTATGGCTAGTCTCGCAGCGGACTCATCGCCACAGCTAGGTGGTTTCCTAGATGCGAATGGCAATTACATGCAGACCGAGAAAGGGGGAGACATATCGTCTGCCTCACCTCTGGTAATAGATACTGACGGTGACTACTTCGATGTAACAGGTACAACCAATTATGCGGCAATGACCGTTGCTGCGGACAGACAATTCACCCTCCAGTTCGACGGTGCGTTGACGATGACCCACCACGCCACCAACTTGGACCTACCTGGTGCCGCAAATATAACTACTGCCGCAGGTGACGTCGGAGTGTTTCAATCCACTGGTGCCAATACGGTGCAGTGTATTAGTTACACCAAGGCCGACGGAACAGCAGTGGTGTCTTCCGGTGGCCTATTCGCTAGTTACGCCATCATTGCAGACCAGAAGGCCGCCAACACCGCGTCTGGAACCTTTACGCAGGATGCGTGGCGTACCCGTGACCTCAATGATGAGATAACAGACCCCGATGGTATTGTTAGCATATCCTCCAACCAATTCACCCTAGCAGCAGGGAGCTACATGATACGATGGTCAGCACCAGCCTATCAGGTACAGGCCCATCAAACGAAACTATTAGATGTGACTGCCACCGCTGACATTGAATTTGGCTCTGCGGAATTTGCTGAGGATGATTCTGGCGGGATAACTCAGAGCCGTTCTTTCGGTACGGCGCGTGTTACGCCGAGTGGCAGTAACGTGTATGAAATTCAACACTACTGTGCTGACACATGCTCTAGTAGCGGATTTGGTGAACGTAACAATTTCGGCAATGTTTTGTATTACACCCTCGTAGAAATTTACAAGGAAGCATAACAATGGATATAAACGCCTGCATCCACCATCTCGGCTTAAACGCTAATCAGTATCGGCTTACGCAATCCCCGCCACCCCATGAGTTTGTGAGTTGGCATGAGGATAACCCTGACCCGCAACCTTCTCAGGCAGAACTGGAGGCGGCATGGGGAGAGATAGAAGGCGACATAGCGTGGAAACCTGTGAGAGACAGACGTAACAACCTGCTCATAAATAGCGATTGGATAGCAGTGACAGATAGTGCTTTGAGTTCAGGTGACCAAACAGACTGGGAGTATTACCGGCAGGAACTGCGAGATCTTCCGCAGACATACGACGATGCGGACGATGTAGAGTGGCCTGAAGCACCGGACGCTTAGGTGTGGGTATAACTACATGCCCGTGGGAAAGTGTGACATCAAATAGTATGCTTCTGCCAGTATTGGGCTTCATAGCTCTTTTCATTCTTTTCGTAATCCTCCCCCGTAAGTTATTGAAATGAAGCCCAAGAAAGATGACGCCAACAACGCTCTAATATCCGACACAATCATAGCGATCTTAGGGCTATTACTTATTGGCACAGTAGCTTGGAACTTCTACCAAATCAGAACACTCACCGCAGATATAGAAACAAACAAAATCCACGTATGCTGGTTTACCGAATATTTGTTTGGCTCACCAGAAACCAATTCGCAAGACTCTTGTGCCGAGATGCGGGAGCAACTGCGTCAATGGTGGGATAAGTAGTGCGGGTTAGTGCTGAGGCCGTTGAGTTTATCAAGCGTTGGGAAGGCTTTAGCAGCACTAGCTTTTGGGATCACAAACAATGGAGCATAGGGTATGGCAGTAAAGCAAGTCATAAAGGCGAAGAGATCACAGAAGAAGTTGCCCACAAGCGGTTCCAAGCCGAACTTGCGGGTTTTGCTTCAGGGTTATCTAACCGCCTTACGTTTACGCCTACCACTTCGGAAGCTACTGCATTACTTTCTGCCGCCTATAACCTTGGGGTTAGTGGGATCTCACCGATCATCGACTTGTGCAACAACGGAGACTTCCGAGGGGCCGCCAAGCTCCTGTTGCAATACGACCACGCCTCCGGTAAGAGACACCCAGGGCTTACAAGACGACGGCAAGCCGAAAGTGAGCTACTGGGAAGTGGCGCGGCTAGGGGACTGATGGGCCTCCCACGTATCCAGTACGAACGCACATACTGGTTGATGCCGCCGGATGCAACCGATAAAGAGTTCGCTAATGTTGCCGAAGCAGCCTTTATACACCGAAGCACGATAGGTTTCTCAGCAGATGATGCCGGTATTGGGGCATTGGATGCCCGTAATGTAGTTTTAGTCTACCCTAAAAGGCAACCGGCGGGCATAAAAGAGTGGTTTGCGACCCACTATCCCGGTGTTCAGGTGTCTGAGTTCCCTAAGCTCGTTCCCGTTGCACCACGCCCGCCTGTGTCGCAAACTAAGGCACTTGTGGGTTTACATGGCTCTGCGGACGGAAGTTGGGGTAATCCGGTGCTTCCTGAGACTGTACAGCTCATTAAACAGGCTAAGATCACCGCCTATAAGGGGTTATCGAACGAGAGTGCGGACACTGTAAAGGTGTTGCGGGCTATAGAGCCGGATATGTTCATCATGGTCAGGCTATTCGCCAAGGTTAATAGGGAGAACCCTAGCGCGTCCGCGTTTGTAGAGGCAGTAGGAAATGCTGTAGAATGGTATAATGCAGGGGTTAGGCACTTCGAGGTTCATAATGAGCCTAACCTGAAACTAGCCGACGAAACCGGCGAAGGAATGTGGCACGTATGGAACGATGGCGCGGAATTTGCAACGTGGTTCAGACAGGTGGTCAACGCCTTGAAGCCATTAATGCCCGATGCGCTGTTCGGATACCCAGGCCTATCGCCAGGCTGGAGTATAGATAATGTTAGGTATGATCCAATCAGGTTCCTTGAAGAGTCTTGGCCGGCACTTGACCAGGCCGACTTCATATGCGCCCACTGCTATTGGACCACACGCGCAGAAATGTACAGCGAGGACTGGGGCCAGTGGTACAGAAGGGTGCCGCACGCAGGGAAACAGTTGATGATTACAGAGTTTTCTAATCCCTCTCATTCTGTAGATAAGCACGAGAAAGGCAAGCAGTACGTGGACTACTACGCATCGTTAGAGAATGTCCACAGTGCTTACTCGTTCCTGTCCACAAGTAGTAGTGGATTTGAAGCGGAAACGTGGCACGGGAGCGACATTGCCCACACGGTAGGACAGCGGGATGGAAGCACAGCTTGAGCGGATCCGAGAGCATGTAAAGGTCCTGAACCATTCGTCTGAACGAATGAGCCAGGAGTTAGTTGTGTTGTCCCGCCGGATGGAGCGCCTGGAAACCAATCAGGCTTGGCTGATGAAGCTGATTTGGATTGTGATTTCCGGCACTGCGGTAGTGATATTCAAGGTATTTGCCCCATAGTATGTCAAAACACCTATTGGTGGTCATATCAGATTTGCACTGCGGGTCGGCAGTCGGCCTTTCGCCGCTCAAGTTTCCGCTTGACGACGGTGGTTTTTATGCTGCGTCCCCCGCCCAGAAATGGCTACTGGAGCGGTGGGAACAGTTCTGGGAGACAGTCAGGAGCATGAAGCGGGGGAGAGAGCTGTGCGTTGTGGTCAATGGTGACATCGTTGAGGGCGGTCATTTTCCCGGTAGCCAACTCTCGACGGCCTCGGCAGAGACTATGGAATATGTGGCGGGTGAGATGCTCAAGCCGGTCAGAAAGATGGCGAAGCGAATGTACATGGTCAGAGGGACACCAGTGCATGTCAAGCAAGGCCCAGGTGCCGAAGAGATAGTCGGGCGTACCATCGGAACCGATAAGATAGGGCGCAACTACTCTGCTCAGGACGTCAACTTGAATGTGGGGGGCGTGCGGTTCAACTTCTCCCATCATCCCGCATCTGCCGGTGGCAAACTACCGTGGACCCGTGGTACAGGCGCACGTAGTTTTGCGCTGCAAATATTCTTCAACTTCAAGGAGCATGGCCTGGAACCGCCGGACATAGTGGTGCGGTCCCATTTGCATGTGTTCGACGATACACCTTCCTCTTTACCAGTCTATGCAGTTAGGACGCCAGCGTTCTGTCTGGCGAATGAATTTGCTAAGAAGGTAGGCGCACAGAACTCCCCCATATCAACGATCGGGGGCTTGGCCTTCGTTATAGATGATGGTCGGTGGCACATGGAGAAGCTATGCTATTCCACCGATCCTCCAAAGGAGGTGTACATTGCCTAACATAACTCACTCGGACTTGGTGGATGCCGTACAACAGGCACTGGCTAATGCCACTGTCGAAGACGGCAACGCTCGGACAGTCAACGAGTTGACCGAGGCGCTTGGGGTTCCCCACAAAACTGTGTGGACCATGCTGAGGCAGCTTATCACTGACGAGGTGGTAGAGTGCGTCAAGGTACGGCGCTTCAATATCACCGGACAATCCCAGAAGGTGCCTGGATACCGCACTAAGGAAAACGTGGTACAATAAACTTTCCTCAAGGGCGCGACCTCCTTAATGTGGAGTCTGATACCCTACACATTCACCAGCGCCCTTCCTCCAATACCGGACACCTCTAACCAGGTGTCCGGTTTTGTTTTAGGTATTGACAACCCCAACTTGACAACTTGACAACTATAGATTATACTGACGCTATGGACGATAAAGTATGGATAAGCGCACAAAT